TGGCACTTTTCGGGGAAATGTGCACGGAACCCCAGATCCTGCCTATCTTTATCTTGGTGCGCATAATGTATATTATGTTAAATTGAATCTTATGCATAGAAAGGCTTACGCGCTAAGGGTTAAAATCAATCCCGCCCGTAATCCGTTAAGCTGAGTCTAGTTCCCCGCGATCCATATTTCAACTACAAATAGCAAAAACTACAAATTAAAGCCCCTTCCCTTATTTTTGACCGGTGACGCTACGTGAAATCTGTAGAACTGGCAGCATGATTGCCCGCCAGATTTCACCAAACGACAGACACAAAAAAGCCCGCACTTATGCGGGCCTGTTGTTTGCGCCAATTTATGCGGGTTTTTGTGAATGTCGCTCCGTTGCATTGACGACGCTCATAAACGCCTTAATGCCGGGGTCAACATCTGGCGACAACATTCTCATAATAGACTTTGAGTTACGGCCTACATCATCAGAAATTGCCGGATAACCGCATGTAGCCTTAATCAGTGTTCTCAACATTCCCTTTGCGACTTCTATTTCACCTTCAAGAATACGCTGACGCACTTCAGCTAAAATATCCTGACTTGCTGCCGGGTCATCATGGAGCAAGTCAGCCCACATTTTATTACTGTCTGTTGCTGGCATAATTAACCCCTTCTTTTTAAATAATCAGCGCGGTAACTTTGCGCCTTGCCTAAATCGCTGTCTTGCGTGTCTTTGAATCCAGCACACAATAAAATAATTATCTCATCGCCGTCTTTCATCAAATAAACCCGCAAGCCTGCGCCCCAATTAACCCGATATTCTCCAATGCCGGGCCGACCGGATAACCACTTCACTGAGGATAAATTTCCAAGCTTTAAGCGTTCTTCAACGGCTAATACTTTACTGATGGCAGAGCGGTTTTTAGATAACCACTTTTGCAGCGGTATCACGTCGTCTGGTGTGGTGTAATATTTTATCTTCATGAGTTAACGGTAACGAATTCGTTACCATATGTCAATATCACTGACGGGTAAAAAAAGCCCGCGATGTGCGGGCCTGATATTTATGATTGCGGTGCGGGTGTTGCCCGGATGTGCTCTATTTCTCGAATACTCTGCCGGTCTTTGTTGGCTTCATCCAGCAAACCTAATAACGGCTCAATCCACAAAACAGCCTGCGCATAGGTTAAGCGGCGGGCGGTAATGGAACGACTAGCGGCGCTGTCAGTTTTTCCGGTATCGGGGTATAAGGCGCGGGAACGTAGACTTTCGGTGTAGCTGAGCAGCCGGTCAGCAATAACATCAGGGATGTACTTATCAGCACAAGGCTCGACTTTGATAATCGTGCGATATTCAATTTCTCTCTCCTTAATTTCGGCTCCCACGCGGGCCGCATACTGGTTAGCATTGCTGGCAATTTCATTAAATGACTGAAATTGAAACGACTGAGTCGCCAGCGTGGTGCTCGTCAAAGACAGGTCAGCGGCAAGCTGCTTGCGCTCACCCTCGACTTTATCCGCCTTGTTGCTGTAATGCATCGCAATAAGTGACAGGGTAACTAGCGCACCGCATGACAGGATAATTAGCCAAATCCTTATGCTATTCATGGTTAAACCTAATTCATATTAAAATTAACAGGATATAAGCAAGGCGCCCTATCACCCTTTCCACTCACATAATGTTTATGGGTATTCTTGGCGGCGCAGTTCAAAATGGGGGCCATCATAGAAACGCTCATCATCACTGCGTCCATTTTCATTCCAGTCACCACCCCAACGAATTTTTACACCTAACTCTTTTGCGGCTTGAAACATGGCATCAGACACCGCTTTGAACGTAGATTTATCATTCCAAGGGATAACACCGTTGATGATTGGCACGCAATCAATAGCGTGGCCTGTTAAGTGACGACTGTTTAATGTTTGACTGCTGCCCTGGCTCACAAGCTCACGCTGCCTAATCACACTACGTAGCCCCTCAATAACAGTAAAATCCACGGATGTTAACTGGATCGCACGACGAGCCACACGCACCAATGCAGGGTGGACGTTAACTAAATTCACTTCACTGCGCTTACTGAAACCAAAATTATTCACCATCGTTACCATCTCCACGAGTGCGACGGGCTACAATGTTAATCACTATATCCCGTAATTTATCCGCCCCAACAAAGCCTATTGCGCCACCCAGTGCCGCCGCTGAGTTATCGGGCAGTCCAAAATGCTGTAAAAGACCGCTCAGACTGAGTGCGATAATTCCGCACACGCATGACGCAGTTACTATGTATTTCTTTGGTTTTCCGTCTTTTATTGCCATCAATGACGACACCCCAATTGCTGCAAGCCCCGCATAAATTGACGGGGCGTACTCTGCTATCCATCTCATTGTTTCTACCCAAAACCCCGTATTATCTGGCTGGTGCATTAGTGCTTCAATCCACGGTAATTACATCGGAAAAATAAAGGTAAAAATCACCCGCAAACGCATCAATACTGCTGTAAATACCGCCCGGCCTGTTAGTGCACATACCGATAGACGCGCTTCCGGTATAGCCCGAAATTTTGCCTTCAATAAAGTGCATAACATCTGGTCTCAGCGCTATTTGTGACAGCGTCACAGAATTGTCAGCGCTGGACAATTCAAGCCACCATGACAGCGAGCCGGTAGTATAAAAAACCCTTACATTACAAGTTATTGAAATTATATTAACTAACAAGTCTTGGTCTGGAATAGATGCCACAAGTGGCAACCTGTAAAATTCTTCCGCCATCGTTATCACCCTCAGAAATGCAAAATATCCGTTTTTGGTGCATTATTTGTGCTAATTGATTCGGCCGTCTTTTTTCCACTGCTGATTTTGGCTTTACCTGCTGGTTTGCTGGTTTTCGTAGGTGCGCCTTGCGCAGTGGCAAACGTTACCCGGCGAATGCTTTCTGCTTCGATTTTGACGATATATGCTGTTTGCTTGGGTGTGGCTTCAACGTCAAATAACGTGAATACGCAATCAGGAACGGTGATAAAAGAAGTGTAAACAGTGGCTAACTCTTCTGCTTTGAAAGCGGCATCAATGCTGGCAATGGCGGCGTCGGCTTGCTCCTTATCAAAGGGTTTTCGGGGTAAGTTTATAAGTGACGACACGCCGGTAATAATCCCTTCAAAAGCTATTTCAGGCATGTCTGTGACATTGCCGTCAGAGATTTTATAACCGGTTTCTATCGTTGATTTTGATACGGACCGCTTTTGTGAATAACGTTCACTGAGCCGCACATCAAGGGTGACAACCAAGCCAGATTCAAGAACGATGACGGCCTTTTCTGTCGGTGCCTCAATACTACCTGTTAGAAATGTCATAAAAAAAGCCCACTAACCATTACTGATAAGTGGACTCTACTCTGAGATAGTCTTTGTTTTTACTGCGGGGATTGTCGCTATTTACCTGATAAAGTCGCTTCCTCTCTCAGCTTATCTGCTGCCGTTTCCAGTTCTGCTAACGTCATTGGTTTTGGCTGCTGTGATGGATGCGCCTTTTCCACTGCCTCTACCAACTTAGTAATAGCCAATACAATGATAAATGGGACAACGGCTATCGCCATTGTATATACAGAATATGCAGCCATTTGTGCGGCGTTACCATCCACTGACATCTTGCGCAGGCCTTTAACGTCAGTATCAAAAGCCTTGGCGACCTCTGGCGCCTGTGTCCCTATGGCCTCCATGAATGAGCGAAATTCATCACCCGCGAACCTGTCAGAGCTAAAGGCTTGCCCCATTTGATAAAGTGCATTGTTTACCGCCTGCTGACTGCCTCCGCCTAACTGCAATGCTCCTATAAGCCCCTGAGTGGTTTTTATCGTATCTTCCTGGCTCATCTTCAGGTCTTTTGTCGCGGTTGCTATGTTCGTGTAGGTACTTATGAACGGCTCGGAGGACACCCGCACATCATTAGCAGCTTTTGACATGTCTTGAAATGCTTTAGCACCACCCTCAATTGACTGCGGTAAAGAGTCTAACTGAGCCTTTGCGCTCTGTATGCGGTCAAGCTGGTCTGCAACTGCGCCCATTGCCGTTGCCAGACCATATGCACTGGCCGCTCCCGCAAGCCCCCGCATCATGCTATTACTACCGCTTGATTCACCCGGTTTTCTTGCGGCTTTGGGTGTTTTTATGGCTTTAGTCTCCGGCCCGCCGCCCCAATCGATGCGACCAAAATCAAACTGACCAAAAGCCGCACCGCCACTCCTATTGGAAAGCGGAGCTCTTGATGAAGGTTTCGCCATGGCACGACCTGCATCCGAGCCAGCCCCCAGTAATGGAAAGTGATTTCGTGTTGGTGGCAATGCTCCGCCCCCCCACTGACCGCCCCCTTTTTTAGGTGGCGGCGGAAGGGCTCTAGTAACTAAATTAGCGCCAAGTCCACCAGCAAGTCCCGCCGTCGCAATAGACAGACCAGCGGCGCCGGATGGTAGGCGCGAGCCACCGCCATTACCACCATGCATATTGCTAGCGTGGGGTGATAGTCGATTGGCGCGACGTATTACTGCATCTAACTGCTTTACTTTCTTGGTTGCGCGGTCTATTTCTTTCTGAAATGCATAAAGGCCGGTAAGGTCTGCCTTTGCGGTTACGGTTGTGACTAAGTCGCGGGCTTCTTCTGCCATGATTACGCCTTATTTTTTGGGGTGGGGATATTTGCCACGGCGGAATCAAAGGAAATTAAAGCCGCCGCACGCATGATGCGATCAAATGAGGCGCGGCCTGATGTCACGTCACTGAAGGATATCAGGCCACTTTCTATCACTCTCCAGACGGGGAGCTCTGCTAGGATTTCGGGGTCAAGTTTTGCAGCAAGCCGCTTGATAGCGTCTTCACGAACTCCATCACATTTAGGGACATGTCCAGACCAATATTTTTTTTAAACCTTCCACGACCGGTAAAATCGAGAACTTAATACATTCCAGCCCCAACAAGTAAACGTCAGTAATATCAACCGGTTTGAAGGTGATATTTAAAGCCTCCCAACTATCGAGATATAAATCATTATCCAATGATTGCGCCTGCGACGTGTTGAGCAAGCGGAATAATATCTCGTCATGGTCTTGCTCATTCAACATGGCAAACATGCGCCCACCCGCCTCCATTAACGAGCCAGACAGATTAACGCCATGCTTAGCCAATAGCTCTGCCATGCGCAACTTAAAATGAATAGCATCAAAAGCATTCATACGCACAATACTGTAATGCTTTCCGTTGATTTCTATCTTTTTTTGCATTTCGTCGCTCATTCTATTCCCTTAAACAATCACAGATTTAACGTCACCGGTAATAACAGCCCAATCCAGTGTTTGGGCGCCCTTTCCATCTAGTGCGCCGTCAGTTGGCTGGCGCTGTATCATTCCGTATGGTGCGGAGTGCGTCGAACCATTGCGCTTATTAGTGAGCGTAAATGTAAATATGCGATCAAGACGCAAAAGCTGATGCAGATAAGCGTTTGAAATAGAATTTCGCTGAGTGGTAAATTTTAACGTTGCGCCGGTATCAGGGTTTTGGACGAAACTCCAATCGCCACCGATACCCGCCGTTACTGAGTTTTTATCGCTCATCATTTCAATCTCGATATTGCTACTGTCAGCCAAACCAATTACAGGTGCTGACTCAATAACAATAATCCAGTCTTTTGACGACATTGTGCCTAAAAACATAGTTAAACCCCGTATGTAACCGCGTTACCGATAGCATCAACATGCTTGATGGCGTGACGCAAATAAAATTGGAACTTGACCGTTAAGTCACCTTTGATGCGTTGCGCGCCTGTCACCTCGGCCATTGTTGGGCGCGTGACTGTATAACCAGATAAAGCTGTATCACCGTCAGCAAAATCTTGCATGATGCCGCCTGCCCGCTGACCTTCCGCAAGTGAGCTTTCCATATTGGCGCAAACAACTTCGTAGCCGTCAGGGTCATGACCAATTTTGTTTTTGTTGATAAATAACGTTGCCAGATTCTTTTGCATCCTGTCACGCTGCCAAAAACAGAACCGCACAACTTCAATACTTTCACCATCGCCGCTTGTGCCGGGGAATGTCACCATGATGCCCGAGCCGTAATCCTCAAAAGTGTTACCGTTTAGGGCGGTAATATCTTGATATTCCTGCTCTGACCAACTATCTGTTTGTACCCCTGCTAGGGTTTTTAGCGCCCACGTTTCTGAGCCCGGCGCCATAGTCAGGCAGCGGCCCGCTAAAGCGGCGTCAAGATAATTGGATGCAATACGGGTGCATACTGAGAATGTCCCGGCGTACTGGTTATCATGCAGGTATTGGGTGATAGCAAAAGTTTTCGAGTTATCAACGACAACAGCCATTTTATCCGGCTGCGCTTCTGTCCAATCGGCAATTTGCTGTAATAACGCGTCATCCCGCGATGTACTCATCTGCAAGAACCAATTGTTATTTTGACGTTTAATATCAACAATTGCAGACGGGTATGCTACAGGTTCAACTACTGAGGATTCGAGATTGACATCAGCACCAGCCACAAAGACCACTCGACCAGCGACCCGGTAAAGTGATGTGTTGTTCTCATCGATAGTGATTTTTTCTGCGACGGTCCCCTCCCATTCCGAATCTTGGAATGTTGCTGTAAGCACAGAATCACCAACAACAATAGCAATAGCGGCGATTGCTTGCGGTACGCCTGAATCTTTACCATTCAGTAAAATCGCCGTATTTTTGTACGCTGCTGAAATGTCAGCTATAACCAATTGGTCTGGTGTTGGTGTTTGTGCAAAATAGCGGTTTGTTGCATTAAGTGCCGCACCAGTCACACCCGCTTCAATAGCATCATCATAGCTACTGTAAACTTGTACCAAACGTGCCATATCTTCCAGCTTCGCTGATTCAAAATCTTTAGCTGTTAATCCATAAAATCCCGGCGCCAGTGCCGTAATCAATCCAATGCCAAAATTCGCATAGGATGCAGCCCTCGACTGTCGAGAGATATCAACCTTAAAAAGCCTGTTTAAATTTGCCATTCTTCCCTCGTTGAAACGACTATTACGCCGCTAACATCGCCTTTTACTGTTGCTGACTCTACTACTGAGTACAGGCAAAGCTCCGGATT